GTCCATTTCTCTGTCGTCCTGCTCCGTAACAAGCCTTTTTTTAGCAGCCTCCTCTATCTGACGCTTGATTTCTGAGATCTGCTCTCCGATTTCTTCCGCTTTCAGCTTGTACATTTCCTTGTCAATGTACCCTTCTTTATAATCATCATAGAGCTTCATTTTCAGGGAAGAAAGCTTGCGGCTCTGCTTTTTCAGCTCCGCGGCATCCGGTTCTGATCCGCAGGTGAGTGATTTTGCTTTTTCGGCTTTTCGTTTATCCAGCATAGCTGTTGCAAATTGGTGAACCAGTTCCAGAATATGCTCTTCCAACTGTTCCCTGCGTACAGCAAGATTCTGGCATAACGGATCTCCATTGGTTCTCCCCGCTGAACACTTCATAAGATGCTCTGTTTCCTTAAACAATCCACGACCACAGTTTGCACATATTATGAGAGCCGGCTGTTTCCTGCGTCTTTCAAGGACATAATTTGTACGGGTTTCGCTATATGCCCTTGTTTTTCTCGGATGCATGGCATTTGCTTTTTCAAACAGTTCTCGGTCCACGATAGCCTCATGATGATTTTCCAGCCTTATCCATTCTGATTCATCGTTAAGCACAGACTTATGTCCCGTGTGCATACTATTTCTGGTTTTCCCCCATATTCGGGTTCCGAGATAAATCTCATCCCTTATAATTCCCGATACAGTTGAAGAACTCCAGGATTTCTTTTTGATATTTTCAAAACGCGGCAAATTACAGGTTTCTCCTTTTGACAAATTTTGTTCGTCACAGGTTGCAATCCCCTCACGGTTCAAATATCTGGTTATCTCCGCAAAGGAACTTCCATCTGCCGCCATGCGGAATATCTTCTGTACTACTTTCGCCGCTTCCGGATCAATCTCCAGCCTGCCATCTTTTCCTTTCATATATCCGTATCTGGCTTTTACCGGAAGTCTGGTTCCGTTTTTCGTCCTTGTCTGTATTGCAGAAGTGATTTTTTTTGACAGATCAAGACTGTACATATTGTTGACAAGATTTTTCAGTGCCACATTCATGCCTCCGGTCATACCGGAGCTTGCCGCACTGTCATAGCTGTCGTTGATCGAGATAAACCGTATCTGAAGAAGCGGAAAAATATATTCAATGAAGAATCCCACCTCAAGATAGTCTCTTCCAAACCTTGAGAAATCCTTTACAACAATGCAACCGATTTCTCCACTCTTCATATCCTCCTGAAGCTGTTTAAAGCTATGACGGTTGAAATGTGTTCCGGTTATGCCATCATCCACATACTCAAGTATATCGGCTTCGTCCACTCCTAGATTATCCATGACAAATGATTTCAGCAGGATTCTCTGCGAGGATACACTGTCACTTTCCAGCTTTTTTCTGCCATCCACATTATCATCCTCAGAGGATAACCGGATGTAAACTGCCGTTTTCTTATCTGTCATCATCTTGACTGTGCCTCCATTTCTTTCTTCAATTCCTGCAGATCAGCAAACTGGTCATCGTAAACCAGCTTGATTTCATATTTATACTTACTATGGATGACAATGGATTCCACAAAGGCCTCCGCCATCTCTTTTGTCAGCTTACGCTTTGACATATAAGTATGTATCACATCTCCCCAGCCCTCTTCTATATGGTATTCCTGCGAATATCTCACCTGCGCCGACAAAGCTGTATCCAGACGGCTCTTGATATTCTCAATCTCAACAGAATATATACGTGAAAACTGCATATATTCCTCTTCGGTGATCAGTCGCTCCGAATAATCCTCGTACAGACTGGACTTCCGCTTGCTGATGCGGCTAAGCTCCCTTCTCAGCTTTCCGACTTCCTTATCCAGAAGAATGTACTGCGTTTGATTCCTTGAAGCTGAATTCAGTTCCCGGATCATCTTCTCCGCATCCAGAACCGCCCTCATATGTGACTGTATAATGCGCAGTACGTAGTCGTCTACATATTCCTTTTTCACGCGGTGTCCCCTGCACTGGTTTCCACCGGCCTTATGGTTTGTGTTTGCACCACAGATATAAAAAAATGTTCCATTTCTTTCCTTTGTCAGAACCATTCGGTTTCCGCATTCGCTGCACCATATCTTTCCAGTGTAAAAATTGTATTTCCTTGTAGAACCGTTATTCTGTCTGTATTTCTTCTTGTATTCCTCTGTATATTCACGGATTTTATCCTGTACATTACGGAATGTATCCTTGTCTATTATCCCTTCGTGGGTATCCTCGACGCGCATCCACTCGCTCTCCGGACGGCTTCTCTGCTTGCCATCCTCGAGAAATACGCTCTGCTGGTATTTCCCATATACAGAATCTCCGGTGCTGTGTATATCCTGAAGGACCCGCTTCACCTCATAATTGTTCCACGGTTTTGTCTTCGGATCAGCCTTTTCTCCGGTCTTATAAAATTGTCTCTGCAAAGTGGGCGAAAGCACTCCCGCCGCATTTAGATTTTTAGCAATATCACTGTAACTATTTCCATCCATGAACATTGAAAAAATCTCCCGCAGATGCACAGACGCCTCTTCATCTATGACAAGCTGGTGTCTGTCCTTCTCCGACTTACGGTATCCGTATGGCTCCCATGCTCCCGTAAATTTCCCTTCTTTCCATAAAGCCCGCTTCGCGCTGCTGCTCTTTTTTGCAAGATCTCTTGAATAAAACTCGTTGATGATATTTTTAAGCGGTACTGTCAGGTCAACGCCTTCACGAAACGAATCAAAATCATCTGTCACCGCAATAAATCGCACCTGAAAAAACGGGAACACCCTCTCAATATAATTGCTGGTCTCAACATAATTTCTTCCAAGTCGTGACAGGTCCTTTACGATCACACAGTTTATCTTTCCATGCTTGATATCCTCCATCAGCTGTGTAAATCCCGGACGTTCAAAATCAGTACCGGAGTAATCAGAATCCTTGTAAATCTCTGCGATAGATATATCTTCCGTATCAGAAACAAAATTCTTTATCAGTTCCACCTGCGTATCTATCGTTCCGCGCTCCAGTGTTTCCTCTGTTTCCATTGAAATCCTTGCATACAGCCCTGCTCTGAACGGTCTTTGTATCTCTTCCTGGATTGCTGCACTGCTGACAGCCTCCGGAATGTTTTTTCTGCTCTTTCTAGCCATCTTATACAGCCTCCTTCACTTTAATCTCAAGATTTCCTTCTTTATCCATTTTCACATTTACGCCCATATCAGACAGTTGCGCCAGAACTGCATGATAGCAGTCATCAAAATCAAAAACAACTTCAATCTGATTCTTGTCATACACCTTAATCTCACGGATCAGCTCAACTATAACTGTTCTTGTCAGTTCTTTGATATCCTCATACTTTGCAAAGTAGTCAATCCAGCTGTTTGACCGTGCCTCATTTCCTACAGCGTCGTCTATCTCCTTCTGTATTACCCGGATACTCTCCTCCGCATTTTTAACCCGCTTCCCATAAGCGGCATGAAGTTCCACATAATCCTCTTTTGATACAATTCCCTCTTTCATATCGGTATACAGCATCATCCGAAGTTCCCTGCAGCGCTCCACTTCTTCCTTTTTCTTTTCAAGCCTGTCATTTAGTTTCTTTACATTGATCTCCGTAAACGGCACCGTCCCTATAAATTCAAGCACCTTTTTCAAATGCATGATATTTTGTATATGCTGCCGCAATAACAAAAGAACGGCATTTTCCAGATCCTTTTCCGGGATTCTGTGGCTTGAACAGCGCTTTGTTTCTTTATTTGTTGAGCATAGATAGTAGGAATATTTCTTTCCCCCTACCGTGGAAACCTTCCTTGTCATCGGTGCTCCGCAGTCTGCACATAAAGCAATCCCCGACAGCAGGTATACCTGCGCTTTATCCGGCGAGGTGCGCGTGTCCATTCCCAGGAGCCGCTGTACAACTTCAAAGTCACGTTCACTGACCAGCGGTTCATGATTCTTCCTGATCCTGATCCAGTCGTCCATCGGTTTCACATAGGTCTGTTTTACTTTATGGTTTGGCGTTGTACGCTTTCCCTGCACAAGATTTCCTATATAAACCTCATTTTCAAGTATCCTGCGTACTGTAACAGAACTCCATAACGCCTGCTCTTTCTGCCTGAATCCAGTCTCATAACGGCTTCCATTACTGACTTTGTATTCAAACGGCGAAAGCACTCCAAGCTCATTCAGCCGGTTTGCTATAGCATCCTGGCTCATGCCCTGAAGCTTCATTTTAAAGATGTCCTGCACAACTCCGCCTGCAACCGGATCAGGTTCAAGCTTATGGCGGTCCAAGTCGGCTTTCTTATAACCATAAACTACAAACGGTGTCACACATTCACCATTTTTCCGTTTAATCTCAAGGTTGCTCCTTATCTTAATGGAAATGTCCCGGCAGTAAGCATCATTTATAAGATTCTTGAACGGTATTATTATCTCGTCCGACTGGCTCTTCCCCTGAAGGCTGTCGTAATTATCATTGATCGCTATGAAGCGCACCCCAAGTGCCGGGAATAATCTTTCGATATATTTTCCGGAATCAATGTACTCACGTCCAAATCGGGATAAGTCCTTGACAACAACACAATCAACCACCCCATGCCGTATATCCTCAAGCATAGCCTGAAACGCCGGGCGTTCAAAATTGGAGCCGGTGTATCCATCATCAACACGGACTGAAACAACTTCTATATCTTTTTTGTCTTTCAGGAAATCCAGAATTAAAGCTTTCTGGTTTGAAATGCTGTTGCTCTCCAGCTTTGAAGAGCTTGAAACATCGCCATCTTCTTTTGATAATCTGACATAGACGGCGGCACGATAGATTTTATTGATATTCTGATACATATCTTACCTCCTTTTATTACGTCAGAAAACCTATGTAATAAAAGGGGGCTGCATAATTTTGTCCTTACGGACATTCTAACACAGCCTCCCTTAACTTTCCACTATTTTTTCAGACACTCAGCAGCATATTTTCAAATGCCTGCTCTAATGATATGCCGTTATTAGCAAATCTAACCTTTACTTTCATGCCTCCTATCCTCACCAGATAAGGATTTACGACTGCCTCGAGATACATTCTCTGTCTCTCATCCCGACTTCTGTCACGGTCAATTTTCAGTGTTCTCAAGTCTGTCATATCAGCGAGTTCCACATCGCCGAAATCCTGCTCCAGATATGCCCTGTACTGTTCTGCTGTCATATACTCTCCTCAACTTTCCCTACTTCAAACTGCTTATCTGTACCTCTACTGCCCTGATGATCTTTTCCAGAATGTCCGGATCGACCATGCCTACCCACGACACAATGTACTTGCAGTCAATGCTCGTCACCTGCTCTGCAAGCGCCATACTGTTGCGGTGAAGTCCTCCGGTTTTCTTATACGGGATAAACACATGCGTCGGCATGTAGCGTTTTTTCCGCGTCCTGCATGTCAGCGGAACGACTGTGATTACCGGGCTGTGT